TGAAATCACGGCGTCGGCGAGTACGGGCGCGGTAACGTTGTCGCTGTCTTCGACGGTCAACCTCAGCTCGAAAACCCTCCGCGTTCCCAACGGCACCTTCCTTCCCGGCGGCTGCACCGTCGGCGACTCCTACATGGACACGGACGCGACAACTGGAAGCCGCTGGTATCTGTGCGAATCCACGAATACATGGGTGGCGCAGGGCGGCGGAAGTTCCGCACCGGGGCCAGACACGCTTTACAGCTTCGAGGAGGACTTTCTGTATTGGTCCACGAGTTCCGGCGCAAAGGGCGAAAAAACATGGTGGAACACCTCCGGGAGCAACGCCAACTCAGGTTTTTACGACGCGACCATTGCCGACCATCCAGGCGTCCCGCGCCTTGCCGTGCTCGACACCGGCAACCACCAACTCCACTGGGGCGGCTCGTCGAATCGCTTCAATTTCGACGCCACCCAAAACTGGATCTTCCTGGTTCGCGCCGACGGCACCACCTCGGATTACGTGTACAAGTGCGGCGTCTCAACGGACCCGGAAACGCACCCGTCGAGTGATGAGGTCGTGATCGAAAAGGCGTCCGCTGATACCACGTGGTTTTACCGCACGCGGGCCTCCAGCACATCGTCTACGCGCGTCAATTCCACGGCCTCAGTCACGAGCGGGTGGCTGGCTCTCAAACTGCGCAAGTCTGGCTCTACGTGGTATTTTTCGACCGCTTCCACGATTGCCGGCTTGACGGGCGCGACCGAGTTGAGCATTGCAACCAATATCCCAACAGGTGCCTATCGGCCGTTCTGCTACAACTCCGTGGGCGGCTCCGTCACGGGCTGGCACGGGCTCGAATTGGATTACGTGCGGGGCCAGCTTACGATCTCCCGCTAGATGGCAAACACCATGCACCACCCGCAAGCTCTCGCATACCCGTTTTGCCTCCGTTGCCGTGGTACCGGCTTTGCAAAGGGCTCCATGTGCTTCTGCGCCCAACGTGCCATCGAGCGGGAGCGGGCGGCGTGCCGAAACAAATGGGAAGCGCTCTGGCTCGACCAGCGGCGCGTCCCCGACAACTTTCCACCAACCCCTATACCGAGGTCTTCATTATGCGAATCGCTGCGCTACTTGCTGCGTCCGCGCTACACGCGGGCACTGCCGACATGACCATCATCGAACTACCAACCGCCCGCATCGAAGCGACGGGGGTCACCGTAACGGTGACCCCGGTCGATGGCAAATGGCTGATCCAAATTCAGCCCCGTTAACCCCCCCCCCAGCACGACGACCAGGGAAGCCGCTCCTCCATAACAGGTGGAGCGGCTTTTTTGCGTTCACGGGTGCTATATAGCGGTTTGTTTGCGGCGCGTGAGGTTTGGTGTTGACCGGCGCGGCTAGGTGGGTTACCTTTGGTTTGTGAGCAACACAGGAACCACACAAGAGCAGCGCAAGGCGGTACAAATTACGATACTGCCAAGCGTTCACACGTCCATCATCACGCGGGCCAAAGAGCTTGGCGTACACCCTGGGCGGCTGATTGAGTGGGCTTGGGGTGTTGCAAGCAAAAAGGAGAAGTCAAAGTGAGCCACGGAATACACCGATATCCCTCCAACGTCGCCGCGCTGCCATTGCCAGCCGGGGCAAAGCGCGCGGGGGAACTGATGCAGCGCAACATGCAGCGCAAGCTGCGCACGGGAGAGGCATTTGACCTATTGGCCCGCATCGCCCGCGCCGATAGCCGGGGCGACTTCGCCCTGGTCGGCACGCTGATCGAAGAGGCTCGCGGCCTCATCACGGAAACCGGAGGCGCACTGTGAAGCCGAACGCCGACGAATTGCACGCCGCGCTGTGCGGCGACTACTGGGGCGCGCTGCGGTCGATGAAGCGGCGCACCGGGCAGGGCTGGGAAGCGGTCATCGCCGCGTTTTTGGCGGCTGGCGGTGCCGCATGATCGGCTGGGTCGGCGGGCCGGAAGACCTGCGCACGTTTCAGCGGCGCTCGGATTGGATCGCGGCGGCCGCTGCGCTGGTGTGGGTGGTGGCTTGGGCGGTGACGCGATGACCGGCCAACGGCGGGCGAATTGGCGGACGGAAGCGACGCAGATGGTGGCGCAACTCGACGCGCGGCTACTGGTCCGCATTGAAGCAGCCGAGGGGCTGGCGACGCGGCGCTTCGATCACGTGGGGAGCGTGTTAGATGCCCACGTGGAGCGCATTGTCGCGCTGGAGCGGAAGTGCGACGCGCTATTGAAGCTCTTTAGCATCGTCGCGGTACCCGTGGCGCTGTTGACAATATGGGCGGTGACGCGATGACCCGGCGCCGCGACGATACGCCGGAGACTCTCATGCTCGCGCTCTGGCTGTGCTTTGCGCTGGCGATTGGCTCGTGGGTTTTGGAGGTGCTGGCATGGTAAGAGATCCGAGGAAAGACCCGCGGCCAGGGGATATAACGACGTACAGCGAACCAGGGCTTACGATTCTATATCGAGTGACCCGGCTACATGGTCGGCTGGTCTACTTTTCCGAGACGATCAATGGATCAACCACTGAGTGCGATACCTACCTGGAAGACTGGATTGCCGGCTCAGACACAGACGAGGTGCTGCATGTCGAAAGCTGACGCCACATTCATCAACTCCCCCCGCTTCGACGCGTTGGCGGCGCATGTGCCGGAAGTCTCGCAAGATCCGGCGCAACGCCAAGGCTTCATCGGCGGGACCGATATTCAACATGTGCTCGGCCTTGAGCCCTACGGCTGCGCGCGGCGGCTGTGGTATCAGAAGACCGGGGCGCCGCCTGATCGGGAATTTCGCATGACCGGGCCGATTGTGGCCGGCAAGCTGATGGAGGACGGGATCGCGGAACTGGTCGCCGAAATGCGGCCAGGCTGGAAGATCCGGCGCAAGCGCGCCACGGCCAACGGCCACGAACTCCAGCGGGTTGACCGCGCCATCGTCGGGCAGGAGCGCGGGCCGGGCGTGCTGGAAATTAAGACGGTAAGCGACCGGGCTTACTGGGACTGGAAGCGCGACGGCGTGCCGCCGGGCTATCTTATGCAGGTGCAGTGGTATATGCGCGTGCTCGGCTGGTCGTGGGCTTGCCTCGCCGCGCTGAACCGGGACACCGGGCAGCTTCACTTGTACGAGATCGAAGCGCGGCCGAAACTCATGGCGGCTGTGGCCGAAAAGGTCGATTGGTTCATGGTGCACCACGTAGACCAGCGGACGGCCCCGGCATGGCTGGAGGAGCGCGACGGGCGCTGTGAGTCCTGCCAGTGGGAGCCGACGTGCCAGATGGACGAATGGTCCGCCGTGAGCGATCAAGGGTTGGTCCAGATCGACGGGTTGGCGAAGTTAATGGCAGACTACAAGCGGCTGAAAGACCTTGAAAAGAAGGTGGAAGCCAGCTTGACGGAGCTGCGAAAAGGCGACCCGGAGTCAGAGGACGAATCGTATCGCCTGGGCATCGAGGCGCTGATGGGCGTCAACGCCGTGGCCGACGCGGGCGGTGGCGAGTATGTGAAGTTTAGCCCGCAAGAGACGCAGCGCATTGACACCGCGCTGTTTAAGACGAAGTACCCGGAAGTATATGCGGACGTGCTGACGATCAGCGTTAGCCGGCCGTTGAAAGTATTCAAAATCAAGGGAGCAAAGGCATGAGTACGCAGATGACGACGCCGGAACAAGCACCGGCACAGACTATTCAACCGACGCACAGTCGGAGTATTTTCGATGACATGGTGGAGAACCACCAAGCGCGGGCACAGGCAGAGCAGGCGAAGGCGGATAAAATCTGCGCTGAAACCTACGCAAACAATGCCAATGCCTATGTGATTGCCCTTGGGCGGGATTACGGCCTTGGTGCCGCGCATTCGCTGCAGATGATTTGGGTTGACCCAAAGAGCGGGAAGCCGAACTTGTACGCCGGAGCGCGAGCCACATTCCTCCAGCAAGCCGGGTACGATTGGCGCCCGGTGGTGATGACGGACAAAGAGGTGCGCTTGCGCTTTATGCTGCGCGGCGAATGGATGAAGGATGCCGATGACAAGCCGCTGGAAGTGGGCATGACGATTGCCGAGGCAGAGCAGGCGGATTGGGTGCAGAACTCACGCGGCAAAGATCCGAAGCCAGGGACAAAGGGCAACTATGACAAGTTCCCGAAGAACATGCTGTTCGCCCGCGTGATCTCCAATTTCCACCGCTTTTTTGCTCCTCACGTCATCGGCGCCACCGTCTACGACATGGGCGAGGTGAGCATGGATTCCGTGATCGCGGCGACGGAAAGCAAGTCGGCTAGCAAGCTCGACGCGCTCGAAGCCGAACTGACGCGCGAACCGGTGGCGGTGGCGAATGTTTGAGCATGGCGCATGGTATACGGGCACCATCAGCGCCGTGGACTACATCAAGTCCGAAAAGAAGGGCACGCCGGGCCTTCAGATCACCGTTGAAGTGTCCGACCGTGGATCGATCACGGGCGTGTGGTGGCTGACGGCCTCGCTTGTCAATAATCCCGACGACAAGGCGGCAAGCAAAGTGCCGCAATGGGAGGCGGCGCAGATCCGCTGCAAGCAATTTGGCTGCAATCAGGAGGGATTGGTCCACCCGGAGACGTGGCTGCTTCACATCCAAAAGACGCTCATCGGTCAGCAAGCGTCAGTCATGGCCGAAGTCAACAACTACGGCGACACGTCCGCGCAGGTGGTCTGCAAACCGAAGTCTGGCGGTGGTGGTGGTGGCTTCGCGCGGGCATCGGCGACGGCTTCACCATTTGCTGCGCGGCCGGCGAACTCTGACCCGTTCGCGGTTGGTGATGACGACCTGCCGTTCTGAACCCCGCGGGCAACCGCCCGCGGCCTGCCGTTCCAATACAGCGCACGATCTCGGAAATCCGCGCGGGACGGCAGACCGGGCGCGAAAAGCTCCCGGAAAAGAGGTAGTCCGTCACGAACCACTGAAAACCTGTTGGATTTGGATTCTTGAGGCGGGCCGGGGAGTCACTGGCCCGCTGAAAACAAAGGAGAGGTATGCCACGCGAAACATGCCATTGCGGAGAGTGCCAACGGTGCCACCGACGCGCGTATATGGCCGCGTGGCGATGGCGGAAGATCCGCGGTCCGTTGCCTGCAGCATGGGCGGCGCAAGCGCGGACGGAAGCCTGGCAGTTGCAGCGGTATATCTGCCCGTTGGCAGAAATGGCGAAGTACCAATTTGGCCGCAAGACGACGCGGCCGGCGGCGGAATAGGAGAGGGACATGGAAATAGCAACGATCGGACTGTTTTTGCTAGGCGGCGGCGCCTACCTGCGCTGGAAGCCAACGCGGGCGCAGGTGTGGAACTGGATCGCGGCCTGGGCGGCGGCGAATCGGGACGCGGCGATCACGCGGGAAGCGCGGAAGCGCGAGTATCTCGCGGCCGAGGTGGAGTGTGGAGCGTAGCGCGGAGTTTTACCGTGGCGAAGTGGCGGCGCTGAATCGCGCACAGCGAGATTTCACTATCACCGTGCCGGAATTACAGGCGGAAGACGTGGCCCTCCTAGCCGAAGCCGAAGCCCGCGAGGCATTGCAGGGGAGCAAAGAAAAGATGGCGCTGTCCCGCATCTACGACATCGCCTCGCGCCAACTCGCGGAACCGGCGGGCATGGGGGATGCGGTGGCGATGGCAAAGATCTGCACGGAGGTCGAGGCGGTGCACCTGACCCGCGAGGCCAGCGTGCCCACGGCGGCGGAGGTGATCGCGGCGGCGGAGCGGGCGTTGGAGTTATGCGGCCCCTGCGACGAGTCGATCACGATGGAAGAGATTTTATTTGCGGAGCGACTGCGGATTGACGCCCTCGCCGCAATCGCCAAATACAAGGAGGCCCGGAATGCGTGAGAAGCTCGACGAACTGGCGCGGCTGCACGCGCATCGATTTGATGATGACGTGGCCCTGTCCGCATGGAGAGAAGCCACTATCGGAGACGCCTTCCCCGCCATCCTGGCCTACGTGCGGGGGCTCACCGCCGAGCGCGACCAACTCCGCGCCGAGAACGAGCGGCTGAAAGAAGCTGGCCGGATCGCCGTGGAAACATGGCAGTTCGCAGCCAAGCAACTTACGGCACGATGCGATGAAGCCGAGCGGGAGCGCGACGAGGCCCAGGCGCACGCTGCCGACCTGAGAGCGGCGCTGGATAAGATCGTTGAAATGAATCGACAGCACGCGTCGGATCAATACGGCGATCCTGCCAAGGCTGAGCAATGGTCGCGCGTGCTCGTTGCCCGCGCCGTACTCGCCATCGCCGCCGTCGAAGCCGCGCAGGAGGCCACCGATGCGAAGTAAGGCTGAGGCGCTGGCGAATCCGATGGCGGGGGATCGGTGGAAGATAAAAACGCACGACTGGCCGTGGAGTGATCCAACAGTGTTGACGCAAGCGGAAGACGATGAGGTGCGGATGCGATACGCGGATGGCACATCGACGTGGATGACTGGAATCGGCTTTCGCGCGGTGATGGCCGACGCCGAGTACCTGGGCGGTGCGGAATGACCCGCCGCGTCCGTATGACCCGCCAACCGCCTGCCTGACGCCCGCATCGCCGAACTTGAGCGCGTCTACGCCGACGAGTACCCACTGGCGCCGCGTGAGCAACGGAAGCGCTGGGCGGTGGAAGGTGCCCAGCGCGAGGCCGATGAGCGGGACGCGATAAAGAACGAAGGCAGCGAATGAAGTGGGGTTGGA